AAGCAGCCCGTACACTCCTAGCCGCAGTCCGTGAGTATCATGCCACTGTTGGTTCCTGCCCAATTGATAGTCCATTAGAAGCCGCAGTTCTCCAGTATGAAGGATTGCTTATCGCTGGACTTAATGACTTGTTTGCAGTAGCAACTGGGTCCTGATCGTAGTCTGCAGTATATGGGCGGGCGGATCACTGGTCCTTCCCGCCCATTATTTTTCGCGCCCAACCCTTTTTTTAACATGAGGAACAACAATGAACTTCGAGCTTGAACCACCAGCCTATATTCACTATATGCCTAATCGATTCCCTGAACTACCACTAGCCACTCTTAGCCCTGGTATAGAGAGCACTACTAAGTATGCATGCTTTACTCTCAGTATAGAGGAATATCTTAAAGTAAGAAATGATTTGTTCTGGTTCATTTCACAACTAGCCATCAATGAAGTCAATGTGACAGAAGAACTAATAACATTTATGCCCGGTTATAAACCACATCCGGATCCTTGGGCATTGATGCTTAGATTTACTACCAAATTACCTCGATACATGCATGAACTATGGGATGAAAAGACCAAGCTCGCTGGCGCCGGGAGCATTACATTTTGTGAGAGGCATCGTGAAAAGTTAGAGATGGTCAATCTTGAATACATTAGGGAGTTTATTAGATCAAGATCGGTAAGTCCTGAAGGCTGCTAATATTTGTAAGCTGACGCTTACCTTTATTTTCGGCGCCTACCCTTTTCTCCCTAGCCAATATCCAACCTATACAATATACTATAAGTATAAGGAGGTCATCATGGCAAAGGAAAAGAAAGTCCAGACAGTAGGGATTTACAAATTAACCATCGGTCCACACTTCTATTACGGTCAGAGCCGAGAGATGGAAACCCGTTGGCATCATCATACTCAAGACCTCAAGGATGGCATACATGATAACCGTGGCATGCAAGAGGCGTATGATAAGTACGGTACGTTAATGCATGAGGTCGTCGCAGTCTGCACTGTAGATGAACTTAACACGTTAGAGCAGCAGTACATTAGTGCGTTTATTAATGATGACTTATGCTTGAACGTTGAAGACTTTGTACGTACCGAAGAAGAAACACTTGAGCAGCGAGCACAACGTCAAGAGACTGCACGTAATAATAGGTTGATCAAGCGTGTGCATCAGATCGTACATCCAGATGGTACTGTAGAGACTATGCCTAGCTTCGTAAGTATTGCTCGTCGGTTTCGCATTAGTCGCATCATGGCATTCCTCCATCAGAAACGATTAGCAGATATAGTACCTGGGTATGAGTTCAGGATTGTCAATGCTGAGACTGGTGAAGTACTGTAAGCTAGGTATGCAGGGGGCTGGCAGAAACGAAATGAATGCCAAGCCCCCATATTTTCGCGGCCACCTCCTTCTAACACTTAACACCAAACACTAAGTATAGACACACTATAAAGTAGAGGGTTTTCAAATGGCTGACGTATCAGGATATAGTGAATTAGTGAATATAATAGGTGGAGTATTAGGTAGTAGTACATCTGCCATAGCTACACTAGTTCCGACTAAGTATGATAAGGCAAGGAAGGCAAGGATTGCTGAGATGGAACAGATGCTCAAGTCAGGTAAGCTTGGATTGACTGAAGGGCAGATGAATGAGATAGCAAGTCTGTCTAGTATAGGCTTGGCTGCACAGGAGAAGGAGTTCTTCGATAGGCAGGCAGATGTACTCCGTACGTCAGATACTAATCCCACTGCTATTAGACTTAGTCAGCAATCAGCACAGGAAGCCCTTCGTGCACAGCGTAGTGAGATGTCAAGGCAAGTACTGGCTGCCGAGCGGGAAGCAGAGGCAGTCCAGCAAGCAGAACTAGCACAGTTACAATTAGAACAGAAGGCTAGGCAGAAGGAACGAATTGATGCCGCCGCCAGTCTCTTCTCATTAGGCTTTGCAGGTGCATCTGATATAGCATCTAGTGTTGAGCGCAATCAACAGTTGCTAGGTAATAAGGGTGCGCAAGTTAATCCCAATGATATGACAGCAGATCAGCAACGTGAATATAATATGTCCCAATCTACAGGAACAGTACGTACTAAGATGGCAGCATCACTCAAGGCAGCACACCCAGAATGGACTCCAGATCAAATTGATGCTGAAGTCAAACGCATCTTAGGCCTGTAAGCTGTATCCGTCGCACCGCTAGGATACCCACACAAAGGAGAATACCATGGATATGTATACACTATATAGTCAGAAGGCAGATGATATCTTTGCACGCAAGGAGGCACGCTTCCAGGACATAGTCAATTCTATACTCTCTCAGAGCATCATGACTGCAGGACAACGTAGTCAACTAGGAGAACTAGTAGCACGGGAAGAGACAGCACTACGGTATATGCAGAAGTCTCTAGATGATCTCATTGCTGGTAACCTCAAGGCTGATAGTGAGATGCAACGCCTACTCAAGGAAGCCAGGACTAAGTCATATGAGAAGGGTGCAGATTATATTACTCGTACTACTGAGGCTGCAATTGAAGGTGACACTGCAAGAGATCTACAGTCTAGTCGTGCACGTACTGAGCTAGCTGTTGCAACAATCAATCGAAATACAACCCTAACTAGAGAAGAGATGGAGCAGGGTAAGTCAGTAGTAGATGGAATCAATAAAGAAATAGATGAAGGTACTAATACATCTAGTCGTGCACGTGCAGACAGTGAGAAAGAATTAAGTCAGGCATTACCAGGGTTGGATAATTCCGATGAAGCACAACGACAAGCACACCTTGGACAGGCAAAGAAATCAATCTGGGATAATCATTGGGCTAGTAAGGTAGCAGGACTATCTAGTGTAGGTCAGGCCAAAGTCAAAGCTGATTACGAGTCTTGGTGGAAGGATCAGTATCTACCAGCGCAGTCAAGGATGCGTAGTGGTAATGCTATACCTGATTTGTTCTCACAACCATCTCAGCTTGCTGCCCAAAACTCTGTCGCCGGACTAGGTCCAGTTGAGGAAGACATAACGAAGGTAGCTATTGCTGAACGGGATAGAAGATTAAAAGACCTACCTGGCTGGAGTGATAAGCTATTACCGGGTACTAGTTCAGGCGGTGTTGGTAAACCTATTGACTTTGCCTCTGAACTTGCCGGCCTTGACCTCTCTGATAAGGAATCTGAACGCTACAATCGTTTACTAGGTAGAGAAGTTAGACCTGAAGACGTCAAGTTCGAAGGTGAGATTGATACACTAGCCGAAGAGTACGTAGCAAGAGCTGCATACAATCGTCTCCAGTACAGTGAAGATCCTGCTGAGCGTGATAGATTCAAGTCTTACCAGGAATTCAAAACTGCCGCCGCTACAGATCCTGACCTTAGAGACTTAATAGATGATACTCGTGGACTAGATGAGACATCATTGAAGTTAGCATATGGTGGTGATGTAGGTCGTATGCGTGAGAAGATTGCAAAGAAGGCTGAAGACATTGATATCCTACGCAGTAAGTTCCTAGGTGAAGGCGTTGATGATCCAGGTAAAGTCTATAAGGATGCAGTTGAACAAGCTCGTATCATCTACAGAGAACTATATGGTAGTGATGCAATGGCTAGTGGTATTGATACTGCTCGTCAGGTTGCTACTCAGTTCCGTGATAAGTCTCCTGCTGAAGTACAAGCTATCATTGCCGAAATGCCAATTAGTGAACGTCGTAAGCAAGCACTCATGAAGGCTGGACTCAATCAAGACTTGAATGATAGGGACCTATACATCCTCCGTCAGCGTAGTCCTGCATTAGATCTAGGTAGTGCATTAAATAAGCTTCGTAGGTTCCTACCTTCAGACATTATAGAGGGAGAATTCTTGCTGGTTGACGGCGAGCGAATCCCATTGGAAGTAGCGAGCCTTCGTGATCTGACTGAAGCACTAATCAAGGGACAAGACGTATCTCCTGAGGCTGCAGCTAAACTCAAGGAACAGATTGAACTCTTCGAGAAGCTCTCTAAGAATCCTTCATTAATGTCGGCAGCACGTAGACAGATGGATACATTACTAGATGCAGTCGGTGGACCAAGCATAGAAGCCCAACGTCAGACAGATCGTGGAGTAGAAGCGGCAGAGTATTACAAGCGAGACACTAGTCAGCCTGTGCAAGACTATCGTCGTGGACTTGAGCGTAGTAAGGAACGTGCCAAGGATTCTATCTGGGATGCAGTAATGCCTTCAACAGAGCCGGCCATCACTTCTCCCTTACCAGCTCCAAAGACTAATCAAATACCAACCAAGTCTGGACCAGCAGTAGCACCAGTAACATTCAATGAAGGTGTACGTAAGCAATCTGCCATAGCATCTATAGTAGGACCAGACTCAATTAGACTTGCAACAGATACAGCAAAGAAGAAATCAGGCCGTAATCCATCTGCACTTGAAGTCATTGAAGGTACTAAATCTATCATGACCAAGCTAACAGATAAGGAACGATCATTAGTCGATGCAGTAGCCAAGCAATCAAGTGAACTGAAGTCTAATCCTGATGATGCAATAGCTGCAATTTTCAATCCATTGACTGATCCTGATAAGTATAAAGAAGCAAAGATCTATGTAGCAATGGCAAGTAATCCTGACTACCTAGACCTCCAGAAGAAAAGCGATTTAGAGATATTACGGAAGCGTAGAACTGTATAATTAATGGAAGTGCATAATGAATAAGTGGAATCTAACAGACGAGCAAATCGCTGAGCTAGGCTATAATGATCTCAATGACTTCCTTGCACATAGCGATGTAATGGATCATTTCGGTCTGCCTGTCAGCAAGAAGTCTGCAACTGAGTGGCGCAGTCAGCCTTTGCCTGGGGTCACGGCTGTCACACCTCCTACTGTATCTACTACTAAGCCTAGAGTACCAACCCCATTTCGCGGACCAGTGCTTGAAGAAGATATCCGTAAAGCTGCATTCGAATTACAGAAGTCTAAGATCGAAGACATTGAATCAACAGGCAGGATAGTTACACCAGAACAGAAGTCGGCAATTGCTGATTACACTGGTAGAGTTATGTTTGCTGATCGTGATCCTAGTGGTGAAGTCCCATTTGCTCCTCTCTCATGGCTTGCTGAAAAAGTAGGCGCAACCAGTCTCAGTAAAGCATTAGCACCACAAGAACTGATGTCCAAGGAAGATCGTGAGTCACAGACCAAGGCATATACTGATCAAGCCAAGCAACTCAAGTCACAAGCTGAAGTCTGGTATGATATGGAAGTACAAGCTGGTCGTACGCCTACTGTATCAAAGGATGAATTCATTAAGTCATATAGAGATATTACTGCTAATTGGGAACTGATTCCTCCTTCAGTAGATATAGCGGCCAAGCAGGCATTAGGATTAGAGACACAAGATCGTACATCATTTACTCGTGGAGTTGCTCCTGTAACTGGCGGGCTACCAGGAATTACTACTGTTACATCTGATAATAAGCTAATGGAATCTGGTACTATGGCTACGTTCCGTGGTCTAGGTGGTATTGAGGCTGGATTAATTGAGGCTATTCGTTATCCATTTGAACTAGCAGGTGTAGCTGAAGAACGTACTGTAGTAGATAGAATCTCTAAGGGTGAAGGACTAGAGACATTCGGTGCTGAAATAGGGAAAGCCATTGGTGGTGATCCTGGTGAAGCTGCTGGATATATTATTGGATTAGGTGGGGCAGTAGCATTTCCTGGGCCAACTGAATTCCTATCCGGTGCAGGTAAGGTAGCTAAGGGTACTGTCCGCATGATACCTGGTGGTGCTGACTTAATACGTGGTATAGAGATTGTAGGAGACGATATAGGGAAGGCTGCAGCAGGCATTGGTGATCGTATAACTGGTGGTACTAGACGTCTTGCAGAGGCCACTGGCGTTGATTTAGATACTATCCGTGCCATTGCCAAGGAGACTGGATATGATCCAGCTGATCTTCGTGTACAATTAATAGCTCGTGCAGACAGTATCCCTAGTAAGACTAATACTATACCTGAGCTTGCACGTGTAATTGATGAAGCTAATCCTCAAGACTATCTGAAAGAACTATCTAGATCTAATCCTGAACAGTATGCACAGCTCACTGAGCAATGGCGTAGTCTAGGATTGAGTCTGAATGCTGCTACTCCGGTTGCCACTTGGAAGAGACTGAAGCGCGACGTACTTGATTCGGGTTTAACAAGCAAGAAGTATATCGCTCAGCAGGTAATGCGCGGCAGACTTAATCAGGCAGAGCAAGCAGGTAAACTAGTAAAGAAGTCTCAGGTCATAATTCTCCCTGGCATTACAGTAGACGTCAAGAATAGAACAGCAGTACAGAAGAAGATATTAGCTAATCCATTGGTTGATAAACTTATTAAGCAGATCAATGAGTCTACTAGTGGTAGCGTTACACTTCCTACTGATCTAGCTGATGACATTAGAGATCTAGGTATTCGTATTCCTGAGAAGCGGAGTGCGCCAAATACTGAGGGTAAGGTTGACCTTTCTTCCGCGCCACTCTCTTCCCTTGAAGCCAATCAATTACTAACAGCACTACAGAGTAAGGTTGCAATTGATCTACCTGAAGTCACAACCATATCTGAACTACAACGAGTAGCCACTGCACCAAGACCTACTGCTATAACGGATGCACTTCGTAAGGCAGTAACGTCAGTCAACATTGAGCGTACATTTAAGCCTGAAATGGTTCGTCCTCAAGGGTTCCTTGCTCTCTGGGGTCAGACTGTTACGCCTCTCTATCGCATGCTTGCAGATGTAAAGGGACTGGATCCTATTACACTTAGTGTGCAGACTGGTCTCATTGAGCGTACTGCTGGTATCCCTAATGTATTCAAAGCTACGTATGATAAGCACATAGCCACAGGCGCATCCAGTGATGAAGCCTGGGCTATGACAATACAATCTCCATTTGAAACTCTATCTGCCAAGCTAGGTACGGATGCCAATGAAGATCTCTTCGTAGCGTACATGTCTGCACTGTATGGTGGCTATGACAATGTGACTGATCTCTTCGTATCTAGTAATGGGGCGGTAGGTGCAAGACTTCCTAATGCTGCACTTGCTGATTTTTGGCGCGCACTCTATTCCTCACCAATCCCAACAGAAGGAAAGACTACAGTCTATCAATTAGTTAATGCATATAAATCAGCAAGTCCACAAGAGAAGATAAACGTACTCACCCTTATGCACAAACTACTAGTCCGTGGTGAACTGCGTAATGCAATAGACCTTACTCCTGATCTCACTAAGCTAATGCTAGAAGGTAAGCTTGGTGCGATGAAGCCTGCATTCAGTCTCGACAACGGCGCCATTCCTTTCCTCGCAACACATACAAACCGTAGTACAACTAACATTGCACTAGACCTAGTAGATACATTCCGTCTGCAAGAAGTAGACCGTAGAATGCTAGTCCAGACCATCAACGATATCTCTAGTCCAATGCGTGAATCAACTAGCCTACGGATGAAGGGTTCCATTAGACTACGTACAGATATGACAGCAGAAGAATGGAATGATTATGTACAGAAGAGCTACCGTTACTACCTGCTTCGTCGTCTACATGGTAATGAAACTAATACTGCATTACTAGATCAAGAGTGGCAAGAGTTTGCTAAGCTAATAGAACCCAATCCTGAAGTAGTAAATCGTGTAGAAGACATACAGAAGGAACTACTACACTCATCTGGTAGTGATGTAATATCTAATCTATTAGGTGATGAAGTAGGTAAGAGTATCAGCCGCAGATTATTGAACCTCAGTAGATTGACAAGCGAAGAGATCAATGCTGCTACTAATATAGAAGAAATCATACTGAAAGGTGAAGAGAGATCACAGGAAATATTAGAGACTATACTAGATGAGCAACGTGCATTAGCACCTCAATTTCTTGGTCATATTGGTAGTCCTACTAATGAAGAGGTTGCTCGATATACTCGCGGCTTCCTTCTCTCTAATAGTCCTGGTGAAGAACTCTGGCGTGCAATGCGTACACAAGACTTTCGGGGTATGACTGGTAGAGATATCGGTCTGTTCCTCGAAGCTCAGCTTGCTACAGTAGAACGAGTTAACACGGCGCCTGGTAGTGCAGCAGAGATGCTATTTGATACTGAGTATGCTGCAAGGAAGTCTCTCAACAAGGCTCTCACCGGGAGTGTCGCCTTGCGTGAGACAGCTAGTGCATTCAAGGCAATGGAGAATCTATCCTATCCAGTTCGTACTGTAGAAGGATTAACAGAAGACCTAGCCAAGCTACAAGCCGTTAGTGCACAGACTACTTCAGACTTCATCAAGCAGATATCAGACGCAATTGAGAAACTCCCTAAGCCTGAGCGTGATCTACCTATAGTCCAGTATGTAATCAAGCAGGCATTTGCTACTCTAGCCAGTGGAGTTTCTTTCGGCGGCGATGTACTCTTCACCTACGTACCGAACTTCATTAAGAACTCACTACTAGGTGGAAGCTGGGTACCTAACTTCAGGAATCAATTCACCAACTGGTTTGGCATTCCTGTCACATTAGGTATTACGCTACCCGGCCGACCAGGTAATACCGGCGGAAACCTAGTAGCCGACTACATCAAGAGCACAATAAACACATCTAAAATGGTTGCAGATCTACCTGGCAAGTGGAGTAACGGACTACTGCCTAGTATTACCAACCCAACTACAGTGCTCGTAGAGACGCCTCTAGGAGTGAAGTGGACATCTGCTGACATTGACGAGATGATAGCTGAATACGGATTAGACACTGCAAGTATCCGTGCTGAAGTACGTGAGGATATGTTGCGTGATGTACTAGCCTACGCCAATAGACTTGCATCTGGTGAGAAGGATCCTGGGCTCCGTGAATCTCTGCGTCGTCTAGCCAAGATGGATGTACAGGCATTCGCAGCTCAGATCAGGAAGCCAGCCGCTGCACTTGGTATTACAGGACTCAGCGTGTTCAACCGTGTAGCACAAGAAGTAGACTTAGTTCAGAGAAAGAGCATCTTGATTGAGAATCTGGCCGCGGGCGCCACGGAAGCCGAAGCGATAGTGGCAGCCCGTAAAGCACTCTTTGATTACTCTGACATGACGAAGTTCGAGAAGGAATATGTAGCTAGGTATGTCTGGTTCTATAGATTCATGAGACAGAACATGGTACAGACTACTGCTGCATTGATTGATAATCCTATGCGCTTTGCTAGACTAGCCAAGATTGCAAAGAATATTCCTGCACTCATGGGATCTGGTTACGTTAATCCTGACATGCAAGACTACAGAGAGAGTGCATCTTTCATACGTCTAATGGAAGGAATCAATGGAGAAAGAATCGGCGTATATACTCCTAGTCAACCAATCCTTGAAGCAACAGGAACATTAGTAGACGTACTCGGTATGTTTGCGTTAATTAATCATCCAGACAGTATTACCTTCCAGCATCGCTCACAAAGTGTAGCACAGAAATTAGGTGGTAATACTTCACTCATATTAGCTGAACTAACTGCACAGACTACATTAGGTGAGAACATAGATCTAGACTACTTGAAGCGTGATTCATCTGGTGCGTACATTGATCCTACGTTAGTCCTATATCTAAAATCTATGGGAGCTTGGGATACACTTGAACTATATGTCGATGTTGAGCGCGCCCAACCTTCTTCAGACTCAGTAACTACATTCAATGGCTATCAATATAAACTAGTAGACAATGCACGTAGTAAGAGAAACTGGACATTACTAATGCTTGCAATTAAGACTGCTGGCCTAGGTAGAGCATTGAAAGACTATGGCCCAATGTTAAATACTATCTTGGCTGAAGGTACAACTGATGTAAGAAGTGATATTGCAACTGGTGATAGGAGACTTGACATAATGGAAACATTAGGTATAATTACAATCAACCCAACCCCAACAATCAGTGCAACTGCTGAACATAATAGGCGCAGAGTACTACAGGCATTAGGAGAATAACGATGGAGATATTACAGATACTTAGTAGCACTGCGGCACTCGGACCCTGGGCCGTGCCAGCAGTAGCATTCGGATACGGAGTATATAAGTCAGTAGATTGTGCAATTGAATATCTACGCAATAAGAAGGATGCTAACGTACCACAGACCATTTGCAAGGTAAGTAGTATCTATGATCAATTAAGTCATCTACTTACTAGTACTCCTGCCACTGCAGTTCGCATCATGGCATTATCTAATGGTGGTAGTATCCCTCGTGTTGGCGTCCCCCTATATCTATCTACAGTCTATGAAGTATATAGTGCAAGGAATCAGCCTATTCGTAAATCATATGATAAGACTCCTGCAGATAAGTTTGCTATCCTTGAGGCGCATAGATTAGTAGAGCATAAATCAAATGATGGAATGATTATTACATCTATACCCGAAGACTCAGACATACTACGTCACAATTCCATTATTCAATTAGAGTGGTTCCAGATACATCAAGAAGAAGGAATGTATATTTTCTTACAGCTTGAATATCCTGAGCCAGTTCCAACTAATGCCGCCCACCATTCTCTTACACAAGAATCTATAACCCAAATCCGTAAAGCATTCGTGAGGTAATAATGCCAGCTCCATTCCATACACCAGTACTCTCTGTCCGCCAAGCTGTCTTCAATGACTTCGGTAGCCCAATTGCAATGACTGCATCTACCTGGGAACCAAATGATGGACATTATGAATTCATTCCTCTTCGTGCAGGTACATCTACAGCAATACATGTACATACCGTCTCTGCATTATTCGATGCCCACGTTGCTCCCACTGCTGCATTACTCAGATTACAACTTGATCCAGCTGGTTTTGCTGCAATGTGTACTAATATAGATGGTGAGATAAGCGTCTCCGACTTAGGTGCAGATCAGTATAATGCAACTTGGCATCCCAATGCAGTCATTGCTAGCAATCAGTCACTAGATACATTACTTGCTCAGATACAATCTAATCCAGGTCAGTTCTACTGTGACTTTAATTTCAACCAAGATATAGATATGAAGCTAGTTATTGTTACATATTCTATCGAGGATATAGTGGGGTGATAAGTGGGGCGTAGTAGACATAGGACTACAGTGAAACCTCGGCCTGATAGTGTAGAGAAATTAATGAACTGCACTACATGGCAAGAAGTAATTGCATTACCTGAATTCAAATATAGGAAGACATCATTCCGCAATAGTGATTACTTCGAAGATATTGCTATCCCAGAATACGAGCCACCTAATCTTGAATATTTCCAGGAAGTAATCACTCAACTAAAAGAAATACTAACAACACAAGAATATGATGCGTTCATTAAATACTACATGGAAGGCCTGAGTCTCAGATCTGCTGGTGAATTAATGAACATCTCATATGGCAAAGTCAAATACCTATTAGATAATGCCGATGCTAAAGTACGAGGTACCTTTCATACATGGACCAGCGAGAGAGAAACCTAATATGTAAACTCTATCGTAACTACTGGGCTGCAGGTCGAGCAATAGATTATGAGCGATTAAAGACAGAGAGACTTAAGTCATTAGGATTTACTCCTGAATTAATACATGAACTATATCTCGCAGCTCGTCAGCCCAAGTCAGTAATGCATCAGCAGGCGATAGAATTATTAATCAACAATCAATTTGATCTAGCACGGATCGTACATATCGTAGAGGAATACCATGAGCGACAAAGACCTAAGACAGAAACTATCTGATTCTCCGACTGATGCATTACGTGAATTAGTCATAGATCGTATTGTTGATATGTTCACTAAACTACAGCAACCCGATATGAAAGTGCGTGACAGTGACTTCCTTGCATTGCTAATGTTCTACAGAGAAATAATTGGTGGTGACATGGGAGACCTGCTCAAGGGATTATTTGATGGACAAGAGTAACGTACAGAGATTCTTTTCTAGTCCTGAAGAGTTTATTAATAATCTAATGATTAAGGATAAGAAAGGTCGGCGTGTCAGATTCGGTGATGTAATGACTGATGGTCAACGCATGCTGATACATAAACTCCAGGAACATAAACAAATAGCAATAGTCAAGGCTCGTCAATTAGGAATCAGTACAGTCATTCGTGCATATTGTTTCTGGGAATATTATACTAGCCGCGCCTACTACTCTAGCATGTGTGCTGCACATAATGATGATCTAGCTAAGTCTCTATTAGAAATGGATTCATTCTTCCTACATGGTCTACCTACTGCTATTACTCGACCACTGGAAGTTAATAATCAGAAGCATATGAAGTTCTCATGGAATGGATCTGAAGTACGTAGTCATACAGCAGGCAGTCGCAAGCAATCCCGTGGATATACAGTACATACAGCACACCTGAGTGAATATGCATATTACGATGATGCAGCAACATATCTAGGATCTGTACTTGCAAGCACTAACGGAGGCAAGGTAATACTTGAGTCTACTCCTAGTCACTATGAAGATCCATTACATAAGATAGTTACCAGCAATAGTCCTGAATGGGAAATAGTCTTTCTGCCATGGTATTCCTTTCCTGGGTACCGAGAAACACCGCCGGGTGATTTCTCGCGTACTGAAGAAGAGGAAGAACTAGCAGATGCATTCCTACTTACAGATGATCAACTCTACTGGCGACGCAAGAAGATGTCTAGCTACGATGACCCTTGGTTGTTTAAGCGTGACTATCCAATTACAATTGAAGAAGCCTGGACTCTTGGTGAGGATAACTATTTCACTGAATCACAATTACGCAATCTGACTGTCTTTACTGCAAGAGAAGATTACTATGAGATTAAGCCTGATGGATTAGCTAAGTATGTAATTGGTGTAGATCCTGCTGGCGGTACTGGTCAAGACTATAGCTCAGCATATGTATTAGATAGGACGTCAGGTAGTATTGCAGCTTACTATGTGAATAATAAATTAAACATTCGTGACTTCACTAATAGAGTAGTAGGGTTGGCGCGGAAATATAATAATGCGTTCATTCATTACGAGTTAAATAATCATGGACATGCATTCAGTGAATGTCTACATAACCTGCAATATAATTTCGCCGCACCCTTTCTCACTACCAGCTCAAGCAAAGTCACTCTCTTCGATGGACTACGTGCAGCAATTTCACACGGAAGAGTAATTAATATAGACCAATATCTTGCAGCTGAACTACGTTGGTTAGAGAAACATCCACAAGGACTAGCACCGAAGCATCCATCTGGTAAGCATGATGATCGTGTCATTAGTTTCGCACTTGCAATTGAAGCATTCAAACATACACAGGCACCAGTACAACAGTTGATGCCTACAGCTAAAGTCCAGCAACCAACAAGTATTCTCTCTCAAACTAAGCTAATGAGGTAATTAATGGACCACAAAGATATCAAGGCTATCATTCAGGCACATAATCAATACTACGACACTGAACGATTAGGCCAATTAGACGCGCTCACTAGGGCCTACGATCAACGTTTACTATCTGGTGGACAGTATGGTAGTTGGACTGCAGGACGTGTCACAATTGAACCTGCAACGGCTAAGCAGTATATTGAATCCTACATGGCTAGTCTATTTCCTAAGGCACCTGCTGTAGTAGTTGAAGATAATGGTCGGGCCGAAGGCAAGGCCAAGCTAGTAGAGTCGGTCTGTAATAGATTCCTATACGATAAGGCTACTGTCATTGAGCAAGCCATGCGTACTGCATTCATCTACCCATTCTCGTTCTTGAAGCTATGGATTACCCCGGAAGAGTCTGTACTTGATAGTGTTGAGCTGCGACCAATTAAGTGCTGGGATGTAGTCATGGACTTTGAAGCTGAGACATTTGAACAATCACGGTACATTGGACATAGATACTGGCTACCTATGCTTGAGGCCAAGACTAGATTCCCTGGTAAGAAATTCAAGGGTACATTGAAGCGCGATCTATTCAATAAGCAAGTAGGTACTATCTATCAGCAAGGTGTAGTACAGGAATCAGATAGCGACTACTGCTCATATATTGAAGTCTATGAGATCTACGATATGCTATCTGATAAGGTCTACTTCTACAGCGAGCAATCTAATCGTGGTGACTGCCTAATTAAGACACTCAATGAAATCCCCTTCCGTGACCATGCCAATCGGCCAATCCCTCCACTAGTCCCAATGTACTTCGATTACAATGTCATTCAACCATTACGTGGATCTAGTCACCTTGCTAGAGTATTCGACCAAGTATTGGAGCGTGCAAACTTACGGACCGAAGTAGCTAATAGTGTTCGTCGTGATAGCAGACAGATGTTCGCAAAGAAAGGTATATTAGATGAAGAGTCTAAGGCTATCTACAGTCAGAATAAGGATGGTACTATTGTTGAAGTAGATATTGGTCCTGGTGATTCATTGAATAGCTTCATTACTCCAGCTCCACAGATCCCATTGAGTAGTGATTTCAGTCTCTATGATACTTGGATTGAGCGAGACTTGCAGGCAGGAAGTCTACTCGGTGCATTCACTAAAGGTCAGGCAACCAATGTATCTGCAACTGAGATTGCTGCATTGACTCAATATACTAGTACTGAGATTGGTAAGCTTGCCAGGATCCGTGACACTGCAATTGAATATCTCTGTCAGGTCTACGTATGTATACTTGCATTCCTACTTGAAACTGAAACCGATGAGAGTGAGGATGTCAAGGAAGTAAAGACTCTAGATGGTTCAGTACAAGTCATTCGTGCACAGGACTTCGTTGGTAGATTTAAGTTCGGCGCCGCAGATCAAGCCAATACTCCAATTAGCAGTGCACTCAAACAGCAACAACTACTTAGTCTCATGCCATTACTAATGAATCTAGGTGTACCTAAGGAGCCAATACTTGAGCAGATGGTACGGTTGTTCGATCTACCAGTTGGTTTCTTGGAGCCTGCTAGCCCCGCAGTGACGCAGGCTCCTGATAGTGTGGTAACTGGATTACCTCCTGGTGCTGAGCCTCCATTGCCTGTTGGTGGTGGAGAAGTAGCTAGTATGATAAGAAGCAATGCAGTATAGGCTTGACAAATAGAGGTATTAATGATAAAGGAATATATATTACCTGACGGGAAAGTGGTAGAGCAATTAGTACATTACCCACCGCCAGAGACGCTAATGATAAATAATCAACTAGCTACTCTAATTAAAATCAGTGTACCAGCATGTATGAATCGTACCTGGGCACAGCAAGCAATCGAGCAAGGTAAGCGTCGCGGAGCTAGCTTACAAAGAGGAGATTAAATGCCTATAAGAGAATATGTTGTATTAGATGATGAAGGATGTGATACTGATATAGTGTTCGAGGAGATTATTCGCGGCCAACCACCTCTCCTTTTACGATCTAATCAAGGACATCTTGCAAGATTAAAACAAGTATCACGTCCAGCAGATATGCATTACCATGTAAGCAATCAATGTGGTACACGCTACGGAGTCAATGGTTTCTATAATCGTGCATTAGGTATGACAGTGCATAGTGACTTGGAAGCTGATAAAATAGCAAATGCTCGTGGCTATGTACGTGAAAGTGAAATGCCTAAGTATACACTTGATGATGCCCTTGAACGTAAGCGTGAAGAATACATAGAAGGCAAGGCTGACCTGGATAAGTTCGATAGTATATTCAATAAGCATGGAGTCTTCGATCATGCACAGGGTTCAGTTGAACAACTCAATGCAGCCAGTTTAGCGTGGGAAGAGTATATGCCCGCCGCTGAAGTCCTTAACAATAATAAACAATAATTGGAGTTTCAAATGGAAATGTCAGAAGTACCTGAATTAGGGAAGCTAGTATCAGTTGGTAAAGAACAAGACATGGCGGAAGATCTTCGCTACACTAAGGCTGGACCACAAGGTGACTTTGATCGTGCAGCAGTAGCTGGATTGATTAGTGCGGTTAATAAGTTCCTATCTCTCCTACCTGATGCGCCAGTAATTGCTGCATTAGAATTCAAAGGAGCACGTACATCACCTAAGTATAAGGAACTACCTGCAGATCTAGTCCGTGGATTAGCGTTGATTAATGAAATGATTACAGACTACAATGCAGTTGGTAATGAACAGATCCCATTATTAGCTCTTCAAGGTGCAAAGACTAGTGCCGATCTAAGTATGATGCTAGCTGCAGTTGATAAGCTTACCCGTACACAGACTCTACTTGATTGGCTTGCAAGTGAAGCTCCAATGGAAGAATCGGGCGGCGAAGAAATGGAGCAAGGCGAAATGGAAACAGAGGAACCAGTAATGGATTTAACTATTCTCAAGAAGATGGGAGGCAGAGCGTAAGATGGATACAGTTACAGAACTCAATCAGCTAGCAGATAGTATTGGTCAACCAGATCAAGGTAAATTACTGCAAGCTGACTATACAAGAAAGACTCAGGAACTTGCTGCAAAGGCCAAGCAACTAGAAGCACGTGAGCAGAGACTGAATACTAATTTCCTTACTAACATTGATACACTTAGGAGCGAAGCTGCAACTGTAGTCACTGACGATGATGCATATACTCCTGATGGCATTGCCAAGATCTCTCGTCGTAGCGCAGCTGAACTTAGATTGCGTGAGCTTGAGCCTGTCATTCGTGAGCAGCAACGTGTTGAACTGGAGACTAAGGTACTTCAGGAACGTGAATATGCTATTGAACAGTTTGCCAAGAAGAATGCAGACTACACAGATTTAGTACCTGACATTATCAAGGCAATCGAGTCTAATCCAGATCTGAATGCAGTCAGTGCCTACTATGTAGTCAAGGCTGAGCAGGCCAAGCGTGAAGCTGAAGAACTACGCAAGCAAGTCAAGACTCAGAATATTGGCCGACGCCAAGACGCACTGGCTATTGGCGGCGGCACTACTACTTCAGTCAAGGCTCCTCCACGGGGCAAGATGGATGCAGTAGAAACCTATAGGCATTTCGCCAGTCAGAAGAAGTAGTAGATTCGTAGCGCAGCTAGGATATCATTTAGGGTATAGACAGATGCTGTTCTTATATTTAATATCCTAGCTGCGCTACGGATATCATTTAACACCAAAGTCTGTATATAGAATGGCACTCACCGCTGGAACTCTTCGCCCCAAGAATAATCTGAAAGTAGTGCATGTATAATATATACGGGGTAACAAACAACCAATAATACATATACATACACATACACATTAAAAGGATATAACAAATGGCTATTTCATTCGGTTCTTTAGACATTGATAGTGTAAGCAGCACGCTTCAGCACATGCTACCTGAGATTATCGACGGCCTCTATCAGTCAACTCCATTCCTTAATCGTTGTGAGAAGGGCGGATTTACTGAGAAGAACGTCAGCGGTTCCACATACGTTGCACAGATTGAGGTTAAAGATCAGTCCGTACTCCAGACACAGGCCACTGGTTGGTCACCAATTAATATGACTGTTCAATCTACTAGCAATCAAATGCAGTACAATTGGGCATCTGCTAATCTTCCTGTCCTCTGGGATGGTAAGGCGCTACGCGAGAATACTGGCGAAGAGGCATTAGTTAAACTAGCTGTTCAGCGCGCCAAGACAGCTCATGGTCATGCACTACGTGCACTCGAAGAGAGATTCGTTCGCGGTTCAGCTGGTCCCGGTGTTGATGCTGGTATCACTGCCTTCAATACTCTGAATGGTAACGTAACTGCTGGTGTGCCAAGTGGATTCGGTTCTACTGCTGGCTTCCTCCAGAACTTAGCTCCTACTACTGCATTCGTACAAACTAATACCATTGGTGGACTTGCTCGTACCAGTGTTGCTCAGATTAATAACCAGTTCCGTGATCAAGATGCATTCACTAACCTCAAGAGCGCGATGTTTGCTATTGACTCTGACTGCACAATCTATCGTCAGGGTAGCCAGACCTTCGATCTAGTCATTGCTTCTCCTACAGCATTTGCTACCTACCGTGGTGAACTTGAGTCTCAGGAGCGCTACATGACCACTGACAAGGAACTCAATGCACTTGGTATCGTTGGACTAATGTTCGGCAATGCTCCAGTTATTGCTTCTAACTATACTGACCTCACTTCAACAGAGAAGAACAGCATGATGCTCCTAGACCTCAGCCAGATCCATCCTGCTTGGGTTCCTGGTGGAGATTTCAAGATGGGCGAACTCAATGCTCTTCCTGGTTATGATGGTGTCTTTGCTTACATTACCGTTCACGGGCAACTTGTTGCTCATACTCTCGCCAGCTCTGGCTTAATCGTAGACGCTGAGTAATAAGGAGATAACATGACTTCTGGATTAGTTCAATCATTTCTTTATACCGTAGATCCTACGGTTACCCCTGATGGAGTTTCTCTATCTGAGGATCCTAGCACTTCTAATCGCCGGACTGTAGAGACCTACCGAGCCGGTGGTTCAATTACTGCTGGTGATTGGGTACAATGGGACATTACCGCTGGTACTGGTGCATTAATGTGCGCTACTGTCATCGAGGCTGCGGCTAGTGCTATAGGTGGAAACCTAGTTTGTGGTGTTGCGCTAAAGACAGTGACCTCTGGGCAGTTCGTTGACGTAGTTACTCGCGGCTTCGTACTCAAGGCATCTGCTGAGACTAACGTAACTGCTGGTGCTGTCTGCGGTGCAGGTTTCGCTGGTACTGGATCCGGTGTTGCTGGACAGGCTCAGAGACTAGTAGTAATTGATACCTCTGGTGCTGCTGATACAATCCCGGTTCCTGCTCAGTGCGGTGTTGCGTTGACTGCCGAAGGAACACTTGCTGACGACCCTACCGTTGATTCTGTTCCTGGTTTTGCTTCCTTCTATGTGACCTGCGGACGATAATAATAAATAGATAAGTAGTAAACAATAGATAGCTAAGGCGGTTGCCGGCAAGCCCTCGCGGAGCCGCCAGCCGCCTTTCTGCATTTGGAGATAACACATGTACCTACAACAACTACGTTCCAGTCTATTAGATCAAGCAAACTGGGTTCCACAGAATACCGTTGGTTTGATTCAATCACTTAATGGAATGATCAATGAAGCCTACACTCAGATCTGGTTTGAGCGGCCATGGCTATGGAATACTCGCACATATGAACTGAGTGTCTATCCTGATTTAGACGCGGCAACATCTCTCTTATGGTTCACAGGACAAACAGATCCAACCACTACCCCGCTATCTGTTTCTGCAGGTACCGCAAAACCTGTACTCTTCAGTAATATCTTCTTCTGGCGATATACAGATACAGTGTTGACTAGTGACTTCTATACTCGTGTAGATGAAGAAATGCTCAGTCAGCTAATTGGTGCATGGATTGAAGTTGAAGGAAGAGATTATCAAATAGTAGATATACTGATAGTTAACGTGCCAATGAGTACGGATGTTGAGTTTCAATTCTATGTTGATAAACTCTTTACTGGTCCATATGAAGTTCCAACCGATGGATCCTTTATTACTTTCACCGACTGGACTATTAAGTTCAAAACCTATAAGCTACCTGAAGATTTGTTTGAGATTCAAGATGTGGGTTTCAGAGATAACCGGGACACGGACTCAGTGCGCTGGGGAACAGTCAAGGGGATTAGTCAGCGCGATGCACAGAGACTCAGTCTTCCTTACCAGCTAACTAGCAATCTGCCACTCTACTATGTACCTGAGAGTCTCTTTCCATTTGCAACAGACGGCACTGATCAATTTTCAGTAGCACAGAACGTTGGTGTTGGTACTGCATTTCCTACAGGTAAATACTATTTTGCTTGGGAACGTATAGACTTGGCAAGTGGTGCAACATTAGGAATGTCTGAGCCAATTGACATTGTAGTGACTGCAAACAATATTGAGTCATTTACATTTACTGAGTCTCGCAAGATGCCTCAAGGACAAGCTAGACGTATGCTCTTTGGATTCAAGACTGAAGGTAATACTAAGTCAGATATTAAGTGGACCTACGCCCAGAATTATATGTACAGTAATAATCTCAGTCAAACCTATTTTGATGGCACAAGTAATATACTCAATCCGTTCTTCTGGAAGTTCAGTAATGATGATCGTACGTTACTGTTTACAGACTGGGGTGCGATGTTAAATGCTGTTGGACCTAGGAACCTAGGATACCGTGCACCTGAGAACGTGACTAATTACATTGGTCCTACTGTGCGCAAGGGGATCACGTTTTTCCCCCGCGCACAGCCTTCTAACTTTATGATCAATGACCCTGACGGTAGACCATGGAAGATGGAATCTGCATGTACTATTAGATATTCATTCCGTCCACAAGCTCTCAAGGATGACTATGATACTCCTGTAATTCCACCTGAGATGCATCACTTAATTGTACGTAGGGCATTGGTAATCCTCTATAATAAGAATGGCAATCCAGCACAAGCCAATCAGCAATTGAATCAATACATGTCAGAAATCAAGACTTGGGCAATGCGATATAGTAGTGAACGTGATACAATAGCTAGACTGAACCAATCTTGGGGAGTTGGATATAGTAGCTACGTAGGCCAGCCAACAGTAACAAGTACATTACGAACAGGGTGAAACCATGGCTCTTCCATATGTCAGTATAAATGCACCGGGTATTAATGATGAGCCGTTTGCAGTTCAAGGTGCAGACCTAATTGAGAATCTGCGATATGATTTCCAGAATGAATGCTGGGTAAATGATCGTATCTTGAGTTCCTATCTTAATCCCGATGTAGATCCATTTGATCCTAGTAATGCAGTGCCTGCTGCAGATGTATATAGTATTGCCTCCTGGCGTCCACGAGGTGGATTCCCTGAGTACCTACTCTATGAATATGATGCAGGCACTAGTTTGACCTTGGCAGTTCGGATTGGTAATCGTAGTCATGACTTGCAGACTGGCAGACCATATCCTACTAGTGCAGATGCAAGTACACAGTATATTGCATTCAATACCTACATGGTAATACTGAATGGATATAGTCCTCCTGTCATCTATCAAGGTGATCTGCGCTGGCGTCCAATGGCAAATACACAACTACCTAGTCCAATATCTATCGGTGTACCTGCTGGTGCTATTAGTAATTATAATGAGGAAGCAAGTGGGCTATTTATCCGTGCTGCTAATAGTAACTCCGCTAATAAATTACTACAGTTTCCTGTTGGTAGTGGATATGGAGTAGGACTTGGTGCGCGGCAATATACCCACTACGATCAGACAAGTCAGGAACAAGTAGTCTTCAGTGAATTAATTACCAATACATATGAATATGCTGTACAATTTATTACTGACACTGGATCAGCTAGTCCATTGAGTGATAGATCTAATAGGGCATCATTCATTGGCGGTGGTACTAGTGTAACAGATCAAGTTGCTAATGATAAATTAGTCACGGCTAGATATGGTATGAATCTGCAGAATATACCTATTGGTCCTCCAGGCACAGTTCGTAGGTTGATTCACCGTACAAAGAATATGGGTGATGAACGTGGTGGCTTCGGTGAGGAACTATATTTCCTTACGTACATAGATGATAATTCGACTGAGTCTTGGCTAGATGCAATTCCTGATTCTGCATTGGGAAGCTTGGCGCCGCTGAGTTTTGAATTAATCCCTGTCCCTACTGCAAGCATCGGTGCTAGTTTCCAGAATAGATTATTCTTAGCAGGCGATCCCAATCAACCATATGCTATTAGCTATTCAAGTGCAGGCTTGCCCGAAGAGTTCCGTAGTCAGAATGTACTGAGCGTATCAAGTCGAGTTGGTGGTAAGATTACTGGATTAGTCCCGTACAATAACTTGCTCATCGTCTTCCGTGAGAATAGTATAGATGCCATTATTGCCACGGCTAATGGTTATGCAGTTACTCCAGTGAATGGTTCAATTGGTTCACTGAGTCCTAGTACAGCAACAAGCATTGCGACACTAGGACTCATGTT